TGCACCATACATCAATACATTTATTACTGTACAAAAGATTTGGTTAAGACCAAACGCTGTAGGGCAACCAACAATCATGCACAATGGTGGTGAAGGTTTTAAATATGGTGTACGTATGATATTCCACATGGGTGGTAAATCAACATCAAGTGCCAAGAAACTTAACGCAACACAAGGTGGTAAAGATTATCAATTTGGTGTGATGACTGATATTGAGTGTGTTAAGAATCACGTAAATGGTATTGAGTTAATGGGTAGTATTTGTTCAACACCACATGGTTTTCTTAACCCAAGTGAAAAGAATAACTATGTAAAAGAACAAAAAGATTTTATCAACAAAAAACTAAATACAAATTTTGATGACTTTGATGTTAAAGAAGTTGATTTAGATGGTGATGCATACGAAAAAGAGTAATAACCCTTTAAATTAACAATGTGAATAGAAGACCGCCACGTAATGGTGAAATCATTGAAAAAAAACAAAATACGCTTTTAGTAGATGGAAATGCCTTGTTTAAACATGGCTTTTTCGGTGCTAAAAATACATACAACGAGCATGGTCAACACATTGGTGGTTTATATGCTTTTCTAACAATACTTCGAAAGTTATTAACTGACGATTTATACCACAGAGTCTATGTATTCTGGGATGGTAATCTAAGTGGTAAGCTTAGATATGATATTTACAAGCCATACAAGAGTGCTAGGGGTAAAGACTATATAAATGGTACTCACCCAATAGATGAATCAGAATTACAGCAACGTATGGTTATTTGGGATTATTTAAGTGAAATGTACGTAAGACAACTCAAACACGAAATTATCGAAAGCGATGACTTTATTGGTTACTATTGTTTAAATAAAAAACAAAACGAAAGAATAACCATCGTGTCAACAGACCGTGATTTTTTACAACTAATGTCCGATGACATACGGATTTATTTTTTAGATTTAAAAGAATATGTTGCATTATCCAATTATTCTTCGTATTTTTGCTATCACCAAAGTAATTCAGTTCTTATGAAAACTATGGTGGGTGATACCAGTGATACTATAAAGGGTATCAAAGGTCTAGGTGAAGATACGTTGGTTAAATTATTTCCAGAGATAAAAGAAAGAAAGTTAACCTTGAATGAAATTATAGAAAATGCACAGAGACAACAAATAGAACGAGTAAATAACAAAAAGAAACCTCTTAAGATATTGGACAATATCATTAACAAGGTTACAGATGGTGTTCAAAAAGACAAGATATACGAAATAAACGAACAACTTGTCAATTTAAGCCGACCAATGATGACTGAAGATGGGATAAGAGAGTTAAAACATTTAATTGAGGGTACCCTTGACTCATCGGGTAGAGAACTCAAGAATGTTTTTAGTATGATGAAAAGAGATGGGTTAGATAGGTCGCTTGGGGAATCAAGATTCAACGATTTCTTGATTCCTTTTAAAAAACTTATCGATAGAGAAAATATTTTTTAACCAGTAAAACAAAAACAATGACAACAACTCCGTCAAACAAACCAACAAGTTTTGAACCAAAAAAGATTGAAGAACAACGTTTTGAGTTCATACTCTACATCAACAACAAAATTATCTGTCAACGGTATTTTAATATCCGTGACTTTAATGAAGATTCAGTTTCATCATTAGAAATGAAACAACTTATGGATTCTATTTGCAGCATGAACATAGGTCAATTTGGTCAAATGGGTATTATCCCTAAACAACTAAAAAACAAGTCTTTGGACTACTTATGGGCCAATTATAACCCATATTCAAATTACCAAGACCAAAATCCAAGAAACATTTTTGAAAAAATTGATGATTTCCAGTTTGAAATCAAAATAGATAAGAGAACGGTAGCAAAATCAATGTTTTCTGGTAATTTTTTTCCACCAAAAGTGAGATATGCGGTTGATATCAAAGAAATAATTCCAGCAATTATGACTGAGATTCGTTTCTTTTTGAGTCAAAAAAAATATACAAAAGTGGTAGCATAAGCTACCGCTTTTAGATATTTATTATAAAATGTGTTTTTAAAGTGAAATATAAATAAATGGCGAAAATAAGCAAAGATAATTTAGGGTATTTAGGGTACGATTATCAGTTAAGATTGATGGCTCAAATCTTAACTGATACACGTTTTGCCAACACAATAATTGATATAATAGACCCTAATTATTTTGAGGACCCTTATATGAGGGTTATGGCAGCGGTTATCAAAGATGCCAAAGTAAAAGATGATATTGTTCCAGACATGGGTAGTGTCGAATTTAGATTGTTGGAGGATATCAAAGATGATGTTCAACAAAAATTTGTTATCAAACAACTTGCAAGAGTAAAAGAAGCTAGCTTACACGATACATTAAAAGTGCAAGATATTGCGATGAAATTCTGTAAGCAACAAGAGTTAAAAAAATCCATTAAGAAAATCCAAAAAATTATTGACACTGGTGATATTGAAGGTTATGATGAATGTGAACAAATTTTAAGAAAAGCGTTGGAGCATGGTGATAGTAAAGATGATGGTGTTGATGTTTTAGATAATATCAAAGATGTTTTGATGGCAGACTTTAGAAAACCAATCAGAACTGGTATTAATGGTTTAGATGAGTATATGGATGGTGGTTTATCAAAAAGTGAGTTAGCGGTTATATTGGCACCTTATGGTGTGGGTAAAACAACTATGATAACTAAAATAGCCAATACAGCTATGAACGATGGGCATAAGGTTTTACAAATATTTTTTGAGGATAACACAAAAATTATCCAAAGAAAGCATTTATCTTGTTGGACTGGGATTGAATTGAACAATCTATCAATACACAAAGATGAAATTATGGATTTGTGTCGTGAGAAGCAAATTTCTTCAAAAGAAGGAAAGGGTTTAATTAAGTTGAAGAAATTCCCTAGTGATGGTACGACTATACCTATGATTAGACAATATATAAGAAAATTAATAGCTCAAGGTTTTAGACCAGATATTGTATTATTGGATTATATTGATGTGGTTCAACCATCTAAAAGTTTTGATGATGTATACGCTGGTGAAGGTAGTGTTATGAGACAATTTGAATCAATGTTGGCTGAGCTTGATATCGCTGGTTGGACTGCGGTTCAAGGTAACAGAAGTTCTATAGGTGCAAGCGTAGTAGAAGCAAACCAAATGGGTGGTTCAATCAAAAAAGGACAAATAGGCCATTTTATTGTGTCTATTGCAAAAACTCTTGACCAAAAAGAAAATGGTACTGCAACCATGGCGATTCTTAAATCACGTTTTGGCAAGGATGGTGTTGTATTTGAAGATATTGTTTTTGATAATGCAAAGGTTCAAATTGATATGGGTCAAAGCAAGGGTGCTAGAACTAGAACTGAATTCAAACAAGACACCAAAGATGCTGAACAAATTAGAGTAAATACAGTTTTAGAATCAATGAAAAGTAGAAAAGAAGCACTTAATGGAGTGCAACAAAACAATTAAAATTAAAAAAAAATATGTATTTAAAAGATAAAAATTTAAAGAAACGTTATTCCATTTTTCCAATAATCAATGATGATTTATGGCAAATGTATAAAAAAGCCGAGTCACAGACTTGGGTAGCTGAAGAAATTGATTTGAGCAAAGACAAATTTGATGAATTAAAAGATAATGAAAAAATTTATCTTAAAAACATATTGGCGTTTTTTGCTATTTCAGATGGTTTGGTTATTGACAATTTAGCCACCAATTTCTTAAATGAAGTCGAATTGCTTGAAGCTCAATATTTTTACGGTCATCAGACTTTTATTGAGCAAGTACATGCAAATGGGTATTCTTTATTGATTGATACCTACATCAAAAACTTACATGAAAAGGATGAACTTTTCAATTCAATGGAAACAAATGTAGCGGTTGCCAAGAAAGCTGAATGGGCTGAAAATTGGATTCAACATCCTTCATTTGCTCACAGATTGTTGGCTTTTGCTTGTGTTGAAGGTATTGCATTTTCAAGTGTGTTTTCTGGTGTGTTTTGGTTTAGAAGCCGTAATAAAATGCCAGGTCTTGGAGCAATGAATGAACTTATTCTTAGAGATGAAACTTTTCACTATGAATTTGCTTTGAACTTGTATAATAACTATTTAAAAGACGATTACAAATTATCCAAAGATGAAATCAGAAAAGTTGTTTTAAATTGCTATGATGTAGAGAAAACATTTGTTGAAGAAAGTACACCAGACGGATTGCAAGGTATCACCAAAGAAGATATGGTTAAGTACGTACAATACGTTACTGATATTGTATTGAATGATTTTGGTTGCGAAACTGAATTCAAGGTGACAAATCCTTTGGAATACATGTCACGTATTGGTTTATCGTCTAAAAATAATTTCTTTGAGAAAAGAGAAGGTGAATACACTAGAGTTGATATTCCTACTTCAATGGACGGAATTTTTCAAGAAGACTTTTAAAATAAAAAAAAATGAGAATATTAAAAAGAGATAGTAGTACACAGGCTTTTATGCCTAACAAAATACTTAGTAGAATCAAAACCCAATCCAACGGTTTGGAAGTCGATTCAGATGCACTTTTTCAAGAGGTAATACCTTTGATTAGTGATAACATTACAACAACTGAAATAGATGAGATAATAGCATTTAAAGCAGCTGATAAAATCATTCAACACCCAGACTATTCATTGCTAGGTGGTAGAATTCTACTTAGCCGTCAATCTAAATTGATTGGTAAAGAATTACAGTCGGTTGATTTAACGTATGACTTTTTTGCTGCAACAACCTTTTTATCCAAATATTCAATGAGAGATGATAAAAAAACACCCATTGAATTACCTTCATGTATGTACGAGCGTGTTGCAAAACACTTACATGGTGAAGATGATATTCAAAGAAAAGAACTTTTAAAAGAGTTGAAATCCAAAAAACTTAATTTTGCGACCCCTATTTATACCAATGCTGGTATTGAAAAAAGAGGCGGCATGATTAGTTGCAATCTTACACATTTGGAAGAAGATTCGTTTGAGGGTATTGAAAATACGCTTACAAAGATTGCAGCCGCATCAAAAGAAGGTTCTGGTATTGGGTTGTTGATTGACCCATTAAGAAGCAAAGAAAGTGTTGTAGAATCGTTTCAAGGAAACGCTGGGGGTGTGATTAGATTGGCTGATATGGTTCAATCTAAAATGCGTTTCTACAAACAAGGTTCACGCTCTGGAAGTTGTGCGTTATACCTATCGGTATGGCACAAAGATATCTTTGATTTTTTGGAACTTACTTTACCTATTGGTGATGAACAAATGAGAAGCCGTGATTTGTTTACTTCAGCAATCATAAATGATTTATTTATGAGAAAACTTGAAGCTGGGGAAGATTGGTACTTGTTCTGTCCTAATGATATTAAAAAAGCTGGCTTAAAGCCTTTATATGACCTTTGGGGTGATGAATTTGATGTTGAATATGAAAAAGCAGTTGCTTTGGGTATCGGTAAAAAAGTTAACCCTAAAGAAATTTTTGATTCAATCGTTAAATCACAAGTTGAAAGTGGTCGTCCTTATGTAATGTTCAAAGATAATGCGAACAAACGTAATATGCAAGACAACATCGGCCCAATCAAACAAAGTAATTTGTGTTGTTTAGATGGTGAAACCTTAATTACGATAACTAATCAAGAGGGTGGTATAGAAAAAATAACTATGAAAGATGTTATTGATAGATTTAACAATGATAAGACTTTATTTGTATTAAGTCAAGATAACACCTTCAGACCAATATTAGGTGCTATTAAAACTAAAGAAAATTCTGAAGTTATTGAGGTTGTTGATGATGAAAAAGGTATTAAAATAGTTTGCACACCAGACCATAGAATATTTACAAAAAATAGAGGGTATGTTATGGCTTGTGATTTATTAGAAGATGATGAATTAGATTTAAACTTTAATTAAAAAATACAGTATGTTGTGTATTTTTCATAATGTACTGTGTATTTATTAATATGAGATATTATGTTTATGTATTATTAGATGATAGAAAGAAAGGTTTTTTTTGTAATAACCATTGTGATTTAATTAATCAACCATTTTATATTGGTAAGGGTGATAGAAATACTAAAAATAAAAGTGAAAGACATTTAACACACTATAAAGATGTGTTATTAGGTAATAAAAGTAGTGAAATCAATCCATATAAAACTAATATAATAAAAAAGTTATTTAATTTAGGTTACGAACCAAACTTTCAAATAGTATTTGAAAGTAATGATGAAAATGAAGCTTTTAATGTTGAAAAGGAGTTAATAGAATTTTATGGTAGGTTTATAGATGGTGGTGTTTTAACTAATATAACAATTGGTGGTTCTGGCGGTGATACATTCACTAATAACCCTAATAAAGAAGAAATAAGAATAAAACATAGTTTAAAAACTAAAGGTGAAAATAACCCTATGTATGGTAGACCTTTAGAATTAAACCCATCATATTTATCTAAATTAAGTGGTGAACATTGGAATAAAGGAAATAAAATGGGTGATGAGCATAAAATTAAGATTAGTCAAATTAATAAATCTAAATCTAAAAAAATTGTGGTTATAGATATTAATAGTTTAAAAGAAATAGATGTTTTAACTATTCACCAAATTATTGATAAATATAATATTAAAACTAAAAGTTTAGTATATAGATGTATTAAATACGGTGGTAGTCTTAACGGTTATTATTTTAGATACATTGATTCAGATTTAATTTTAACTAAAACAAAAAGGGATGGTTATATTAAACCTAAAGTTATTAAAAAAAATAAAAATATTTATTATAAAACAAATATTAATTCTAATGAAGAGATAAAATTTAATGACGTTAAAGAAGCTAGCAAAGAAACTGGATTCAATGTTAATATTATTAGAAGAAAGTGTATTAATAATAATACTTATGAAGATATTTTTAGGTATGATAATAAAGATTACACTTTTGATGTTAAAATAGGTAATAATAAAAAAGAAGTAATAATGATTGATAAAGACAACCAAGTCATGGTATTTGAGTCATTAAAATCAGCAGCTGATTACATAGACGGTAAAATAACTTCAGTATTAGCAGTATGTAAAGGTCGAAATAAAACTTATAAAGGGTGTAAATTTGAATATAAAAATAAATAAGTATGATAAAAATAAATAAATTAGAACAAAAAATGGATGTGTATGACATCCAAGTAGATAAAACAGAGAATTTCTACGCTAATAATGTGTTAGTACACAACTGTGAGATTTTTCAAGCTTCAAAACCTAAATACACACCACAGTGTACCTTGGGTTCTATGAACTTGGCTGAACACGATACCTTGAAAAGTATTGAGAAAAGCACCAGAGTTATGGTTAGAAGTTTGAACCAAGTCATAAATAAAAATAAATGGAGTGATGATTGGAGCAAGGAAGCTGGTCTTGACCAAAGAGCATTGGCTATTGGTGTTGCTGGGTTGGCTGATTTTTTTGCTAAGAAAAAGATTTCTTTTGAAAGTGAAGAGGCTAAAAAATGGAACAATGATATCTTTGAAACAATGTATAAAGCATCGGTTGAAGAATCAATGAAAATAGCTGAAGAAACTGGTGAAAATTATCCATCATGGGAAGGTAGCCGTTATTCAAAAGGTGAAACATATATTGAAGGTTGGTCACCAAAACCAGCTGGGGAACCAATCCCACTTTACAATAGTTTGTTCTTGGGACTTATGCCTACAGCATCATCTGCTATTTTATTGGGTGTATTTGAATCATTTGAACCAGTGACTTCTAATTTGTTCACCAGAAGAGTAGGTCAAGGTGAATTTTTGATAATAAACAAGTATTTGGTTAATGATTTGCTTGAAAATGACCTTTGGAATTCAGAAATGATTGATAAAGTCATCAAAAACAAGGGAAGTATTCAAAATATTATTGAAATTCCAGAAGACATCAGATTTAGATATAAAGATGTTTGGGAAATTTCTCAAAAAACATTGTTGGATTTGGCTATTATTAGAAACAAATACGTTGACCAATCACAATCATTAAACGTTTATCATTCTGATGCCAAATACGGTAAGATTGCCAGTGCTTTGATGTATGCATGGAAAGGTGGGCTTAAAACAGGTGTTTATTATACTAGAACCAAGTCAAAATTGGATGCTAATTCCAAGCTCGCTTCCAATCAGATAACCATGATTGCAAAACAAAAACCAAAGGATAGTCAATTTGAATGTTTTGGTTGCACAACCTAACAGTTTAATAAAAATAATAAAAAGGCCCCAAAAGGGCCTTTTTTATTTCCATATTTACTTACTAAAATTGTTTAGTATTATATTTATGTAAAAAGATAATATGGCAAACGGTAAATACATAAATATAAATTATCCCAAATTAACAATATATGGTTTGGTTTCAGAGGATGAGCCAAATAATATAAAATATGTTGGTGTAACGAGGCGAAACCCATTATATAGGTTAAGTAATCATATTTACGAAGCTAAAAATTTTAGTGATAAAAATAATAAAACAAGGTGGATTTCATCTATAAACTATAAGGTAAAACAAATAATTATAGATGAAATTGATGATGATAATTGTGTTATTTTTTGGGAGAAATATTGGATTAATCAAATTAAAGCGTGGGGTTTTAATTTAACCAATTCAAACAATGGTGGTGGTGGTTTAAATAAAAGGGATGAATCTTTTTTAGAATGGTTATCTAATAGAAATAAAGGTAATAAATATAATTTAGGTAAAAAACATACTGAAGAAACAAAAAATAAAATGAGTTTAAAGAAAATTGGTAAGGTTTCACCTAGAAAAGGGTGTGTTGTTACTGAAAAAACTAAGGAAAAACAATCTTTAGCTAAAATTGGTAAAATTAGTAACGCTAAAGGTTTTAAACATAGTGAAGACACTAAAAACAAAAAAAAGAAAAAAGTAATTGTATTTAATATTGATAAAGTTGTGATGGAATTTAATTCAGTTTCTGAGACAGCTAAATATTTTAATGTTAATATTTCTGCGATATCAAAAAGAATAAATAAAAATAAAGAATATAAAGGTTTTATATTCAAAACTAAAATAGAAAACAATGGCTAATGGTCGCTATATAAATATAAACTACCCCTTCAAAGATAGTGGTAAAGGTTTTTTCTTAGATTTGAATTCAGACCCAAATGCGGCTATAAAAGCTGACCTTATGCATTTGATTTTGACTAGAAAAGGTCAAAGACTATATAATCCAGAGTTTGGGACTGATTTACTTAAATTTATATTTGAACCAGAGGATGGTTTAACATTAGGTGGTATTAAGGATGAAGTAAATACAGCGGTAAAAAAGTATTTACCTAATCTAAAAATAAACAGTTTAACAGTCGACCAATCAACAGAAAGCGATTATGCTTCTGTTGTAAGGATAGATTACACAATAACAAACGATGTCTTTAACGTATCAGACTTTGTAATAATCAACATTTAATATGGCAAACACAGGAATAAATTATTCTTCACGAAATTTCGCAGATATCAGAACTGATTTGGTTAATATGGCTAAACAGTATTACCCAGATATTTTTAACGATTATAACGATGCATCAGTTGGTATGATGCTTCTTGAACTAAACGCTGCGGTTGGTGATATGTTATCATTCAACACTGATAGAATGTTTCAAGAAACACAAATTGACTATGCTCAAGAAAAAAAATCAGTACTCTCAATGGCCAGAACTTTTGGTTTAAAAATTCCAGGAAAAAGACCAAGTGTTACCATTGTAGATTTTTCAATTACGGTGCCTCCTTTTGGTGACACATTTGATGTTTCATATTGTCCTGTTATTTCTAGCGGTGCACAAGTTTCTGGTGGTGGTAAGATATTTGAAACCACGAATGATATTGATTTTTCAAACCCATTTACGATAGGTGGTATTCCAAATAGATTGATATTACCTAATTTTAATTCAAACGGTATATTGACAAACTATACGATTGTTAAGCGAGAAATGGTTGTTAATGGGTTTACAAAGATTTTTAGTAGAGTAATAACAGCTTCTGATGTAAAACCATTCTTAACTATAGTATTACCAGATGATAACGTAATATCCATTGATTCAATGATAGCTTTGCAAGGCACCAACTATACAACCGTTCCAACGTCAAGCCAGTTTTTAGACCCATCTCTCAGATGGTATGAAATGGATGCATTGGCTGAAAGTGAAATTTTCATTGAAGATAACACTATTGCTAGTGATAACGCTGGTGTTAGACCAGGAAAATGGATAAAAACAACAAAAAAATTTATACGTGAATACACTGATTTAGGGTTTACCAAAATTACACTTGGTGGTGGTAGTCAAGACACTTCTAGTCTTTGTGATTTTGATACAAATACTGCTTTGGTAAATCAAATTGGTGATTTTATCAATAACATGTCTTTGGGTGAAACACCAACAGCCAATACAACCATGTTTATTAAATATAGAGTAGGTGGAGGTGCTGATACAAACTTGGGTACTGGTATATTAACAAGTGTTGGTTTATTAAACATGACTGTTACTGGACCAAACCAAACAATAAACAATGCTGTTAAAGCTTCATTGAAAGTAAACAATGCTTTCCCAGCTTTGGGTGGTAGAAACGAACCTAGTGTTGAGGAAATTAGAAACTTGGTTAAATATAACTTTTCATCTCAAAATAGAGCTGTAACAATCAAAGATTACCAATCTAGAATATCTATGATGCCAGGTCAATTTGGTGTACCATTTAGATGTGGTGTATTTGAGGAACAAAATAAAGTTAAAATATATATATTAGGTTTGGATGCCAATTCAAGTCTTTCAAATACTTCTACAAGTACTTTGATGAATAATATAACAACATATTTGGCAGACTACAGGATGTTAAATGACTATGTTCAAATAGCCAATGGAAAAATTATTAATTTGGCGTTTGAAATTGATTTATATGTTGACAAGAAAACATCACAATCACAGATAGCTAGTGAAGTAATCACTGATGTACAAAATTTTATGAACATCAACAATTATCAAATGGGTGAAAACATTTATTTGTCATCACTTATTGAAACTATAAATAATGTTGGTGGGGTTCTTAACGTTATTGACCTTAGAGTTTATAACAAGGTAGGTGGTGGAAAATATAGTCTTAATGAAATTTCACAACCTTACATTGATACCACTACTAGACAAATCAATATTTCAGCAGATTATACTCTTTTTGGTGACCCAGTAAGTATGTTTGAAATCAAATACCCAACTTTAGACATCAAAGTAAGGGTTAAAAATTAAGGTTTCCTTATGGAATATAACCCTTATATTTGTACAAAATAATGCTTTAAAAAACACCACAAAATGAGTTGTAATTGTAAAAACGGACAAAGCATGGACTCCATGTTTGAAAATGATGACAAAAATAAAAAATCTGTAACACAAACAGTGATAAAATACACATTAAAAATTTTAGGATTTTTAGTGTTGGTAGCTGCTTTGCCACTAATAAATCTATACATAATTTGGCTTATGTTTAACATGTTGGTATTGAATAAAAATATTGATGTTAAACCTATTTTGTTATCTTTGGGTAACAAGTTCAAGCAAAAAGATGATGACGATGATGAAGATGACGATGAATATAACGAATTGACTGAAGATGATGTGATATTATTAGATGTTGAAGATATAACAAACAAATAACTGGATAGTAATGTCAAATACGATAAGAATAAGAACAACACCAAATGGTAACGATAAATATTTAAAGGTAAAATTAGACCAAGATTTTGATTTTATTGAAATCCTTTCTTTGAGAATTTCTCAAGATGAGGCGTATACCAAATTTTGTTCTGATTATGGTACTATTGTGGGTAGGGTCATAATAAATAGCGGTTTTGGTGTTCCAAACGCTAAAGTTAGTGTATTCATACCCATTGACGATGTTGATAAAAACGACCCACTTATAAAGGGTTTATATCCTTTTGAGGTAATCACAGACAAAGATAGTGAAGGTATTCGTTATAACTTATTCCCTAAAGAATCTGAAACCAACAATGATTGTTTTACACCTATAGGTACGTTTCCAACAAAAAGAGAAGTATTGGATAACGATACCATTTTAAGTGTTTATTGCAAATACTATAAATTTACAACCACAACAAACTATGCTGGTGACTTCATGATTTTTGGGGTACCACTTGGAACATATACGGTGCACGTTGATGCCGATATATCTGATATCGGTGAAGCGTCACAAAGACCTTATGATTTAATTAGACAAGGAACACCAGCAAAATTATTTGATAGTTCCACCAAGTTTAAAGGTGGTACAAATTTGAATAAATTGGTTCAAGTTAAAACAGCTAATGTTGGTGTGAACGTACAACCATTTTGGGGTGATACTGAAAACTGTGAAGTTGGTATTACCAGAGTAGATATTGACTTAAACTACAGTATGGTTCCAGCCGCTATCTTTATGGGTAGTATATTTGGAGACCAAGATAAAGATAGTATAAACAAAGGTTGTCGTCCAAGAAAAGGGTTAGGTGAAATGTGTCAACAAGTTACTTCATCTGGTTCAATTGATATGGTTAGAAAAGATTTAGATAATCAAATTGAAGATTTTAGTGTTGATGGTGGTAGGGTTATAGGTGATGATGGTGTGTGGGCTTTTCAAATCCCTATGAATTTGGATTATATGGTTACAGCTGAAGATGGTACAATGATATTATCACAAGACCCTAACATAGGGGTTCCAACAAGAGCTAGTGTTAGATTTAAGATAAAAATGGATGAAAACGGTGGTGAGGGTAGGTTAAGAACAAGAGCAGCTTATTTGGTTCCTAATAACCCACAAACACCTAGTGAAATCGATTATGAGTTTGGCACCAAAACAAAAGATACCAGTTTTAAAGATATATATTGGAATAAAATATATAGTGTTTCTAATTTTATACCTAGATTTGGGCGTAATAAAACAATAGGGAACCCATCAGCAAATATGACAGCGATTAAAAATGTTGATGCTTGTGCTGGGGATAAAACACCTTTTCCATATAATAGAGTAAGAACTGAAACCAATCCTATATTTTTTATCATTTGTATAATAATAAAAATCATAGGTTTTATAGTATGGTTAATCAACAAAACAGTAATATGGCTCATTAATAAAATAATACGTTTGATTAACCGTATCGTTGAATTTATAAATGATTTTGGTGCTGGCCTTGATTTATTAGATTACATGCCATGTATTACTGTCCTTTGTCAAACAGATGATGGTGAAGTTTATTATGCACCAGGCTGTAAGGGTGGGTTACAACCAGATGACGGATTCACTGTAGCCAATCCGCAACCTACAAGATACTGTGATGATGAAATGCAACACACATGTAATTTTGGTGATGATGTTGGTTGGTCTGATTGTATTGCTTTTGGATTGGCAAAATCATTAAACATGTTCCAATACGATTTTTATAATGATTGGGTGAATGGTACGTTGTTTAGTTATCTTTTGAAATATAAGAAAAGAAGAAAAGGTAAAGAAAAATTTTGTGAATACGATTGTAGTGATTTTACTTCAGACCCAAATTATAGCGGTGTCGATGGTAATAATAATGGTATTCCAGATAATGATTGTCATAGCAATATGTTTGTTGATACTCTTTTCGATAATAGTGACCATGATGATTGTCAAAAGGAGTATAGATTTTATAGACCATTTAGAGATGGTTTGATTAAAAAATATGACGATACGCTTTATTACGCTTCAACATTACACAATTTAACAAATAAATTATTTGCGACTGATATTATTTGTTTAGGTTCTGTATTTGATTGTGATTGGCAAGGTATACCTAAAATTCAACAATATTTAATCCCAACAAGTTATAAATTACCACCAGATGTTGCTGAAGTTTCAGAAACAACCAGTGGTACCGATGTTGTTGTTGCGACAGGTATTGTTTATGAAGGTGGAACTGTTTTGGGTAATTTCTTTCATGTAAATTGTTTAGGGCTACATGTTGATGCAACACAAGCCATGAATATTAGACATATATGTGAAATAGGTGTTGATATAGATGAATTATTGGAAGACCCACTTACTGGTGTTGTTATACACCCAGCTGATGGTATTATTGGTTCTGACGATATTAATGGCGATTTAAACCAAGAAATTAGAGATATTTTCTTTGCCCTTAATAGCGGTACAACTTTCCCTACAACACCTTTGATTATAAATTCAGTAACTACTGATTTTAATATTCCAAACACACAAGGTTTTTATAATTTTGCTACAGATACCACTATAAATGGTTCTGACTATGTTAAATTTAGAGGAATCCCAACTTATAGGGGTTATGGACAATCAAAACATTCATATTATTTTTATTTTGGTGCATTGCCAGGAAAAACTGGGTTGGATAAAATGAATGAAAGATATTTTACACCATGTGTTGCGGTTACTAGAAACGATATGGTTATAGAATCAACAGAAACACCATCTTTATCAAGTACACCTAATGGAAGTATTGTATTTATGGTTATTGGTGGACATGGGCCATATACATACACAGTGACTAGCTCAAATGGTTATACTGCTGGTCCATCTACTGTAAATGCAGACCCAACCAATATAAATCAATCATTACCAGTTACTTTATCACCATTAGCAAGTGGTAGTTATACTATAACAATCGTTGATGACACAGGTAACCAAGTAACACAAACTGTATTTGTTAGTGGACCACCACCATTTTATTGTTCAGCTAATGTTACTAGAAATTGTACAGTTTTAGGTGTAAATGATGGTCAAATATCAATAAGTGCTGGTGGTGGTGGACCAACACTTAACTTTACTGTAACTGACTTTTTTGGTGCTCCAGCTGGGGTCCCAAGTAGTGGTATTTTAACAACAAATCCACAAGTGATTAATGGTTTGCCAGTAAACACAACAAATGGTTATACAGTAACGGTAACAGATGGTGTTAATACATGTACAACAACTGGTTTGACAGTTAGCGGACCAACATACTTAAACGTATCACAAACACATACAGATGTCACATGTTTCAATGGACAAGATGGTACTATGGATATAACTATTAATGGAGGCACACCTCCATATACTGTAACAACAACTGGTCCTAGTAGCTACACAAGTTATTCATTACATTTGACAAACTTAAAAAATGGTACATATACAACCACAGTTGTTGATTCAATGGCACAATCAACATCGTTAACAACAACTTTGAATGCGTTGAATCCTCAATTAACTATTAGTACACCTACATCTGCTCAGTTGGCAAAACAATGTGACTCTAGTAATTATAATGTCCCAATTTACATTTCAGCACCAACTGGACTTGTAACAGCTTATATTGCTTACATGATTGATGGTGGTTCATGGCAATATACGTCTGCACCGTATATTAATGCAACCACACCAATTATTATAACTATTCCTAGGGCATCAATGAATACGAATATAAAAATTAAGTTTAGCAATACATCAACACATACATGTTTTAGCAACGATATAACATACACAACCACTCAAATGGCGTTACCATCTTCTGCATTAAACTTTAACATAACTACAACTAGCTCTGGTTCTGGTACTTATACACATGCTATTTCATCACCTACTGGTGGGTTTGCATCATATACATATTCTGGAGGGTATTCATCTGGTACGTTTACTGATTCTAACCCAACAATAACTGTAACTGTAACTGATAACGTAGGCTGTACTAAAACTATAACAGGATAATAATGAACACAGATAGAATACAACATAGATTAGGGGTTGAGACATCAAAAAAGTCTGTAAATACAGACACGTATTTGAAAATTAATCTTGACGGTGAACAAAGAATATTACCACCAGACATCATCAATGAATTGATTAATGTTGGTGAAAGATTCAACACAGAAAGACAACGAAGCCCTTTTTATAGGATTTTAGGGACAATCAACCCAACAATAAGCAATGCTTTGTTTAATCTAGATGATACTTTATTTTTAGACAAATACACGTGGAAAGGTTTTAATTATAAAGACCCGTTAACATTTGAATATAGATTTGATGACCCAGTTTATCCTAATGTTTTAAAAAAACATTTGAAAGAAAAAGATGGATGGTTTGGTTATTTTGACCCAGATATTTCAAATTCTGGTTTATGTAACTATTTTGATATGGAACCAAAAAGGCAAAGATTTACCTTTACACCAGATATTGACCCATACAACGCCCCAAACATCCCACCTGTTAAGAACTGGGAATTAACAATAACTTATCCAGCATCGGTTGATAGTGGGCATACAATGGTAAACAATGGTTTGTTGATTATAGACACAACACCAGCGGTTGTATCAACAAGAACAATGACTGCTTTTGGTATGCCTTGTTTACATAATTTGAATGTTGGTGACATTGTTAGAATTTCTGGTGCCACTGGTTATAATGGTGACCATGTTGTTGTTAGAACAGGGTTGGACAATGGTGATTTAAAACCATATTATTTTGTTTTGGATTTACCACCTACTGGAACCATAACTGCTTTATCTAGAATGAAAAGAATGTTTGGTGGTGTGGAATCAGTTTATTACTTTAGAAAGTTTAGAAAAATTCAAACTAGAAATACGCCAATAATAGAACAAGATGATTACGAAACATATAATCTAGCTTTTAGCGAAAATTATTACTATGATAATATTTCACAGTTTGTATTTAACGAGGATATCAACGTAAATGGTTTAACTGATAATTTGGGTAGACCATTAAGTCAATTATATTTAACCGTAATAAAAACAGACAGCAATGGTATATTTACAAATGTATCGTCTGGTATTGAAACACCATATATACCTATTTTAAATACTAGTAGTACAACACCTCATTTATTAAATGTTCCAGCAATCAATAGAATACATAATGGTGGTTATACAACTGGTTCATTGCCGTTTCCATCGCATGTTCCATTGGAAACAAACGTTACTTTTACAAACAGTAACATTGATTTTTATGGTGACCTAGTTGATTACAATCCAAACCAGTTAAAAGAAACTGTATTGGCAGATGTGTCACATAGATTTAACACTGTAAATCGAGAGTCATCACCTAATATGACATATGTGGTAAATTTAGGAACAAACTCACCTAACTTGACTCCACCAACAACAGCGACAGTGAGTCTTGGCCCAAGACAAGAAGGGTACTTTTATAAAGCTCATAATTTGATAACAATCAGAGATTTTTCAACTTATGTAGAGCAAGGCGACCAATACACTGTAGGTGTTCCAAATTACGCTGTTGATTTAGGTGATGGTAGATATTTATGGAGGGACTTGTTAGATATAGGTGTTAATGAATCTAATGCCAAGGCGTTGGATTATCCTTTTTTAAATGGGTGTCACTATATGTATGACAATTATTGTTTTACAGTTAGAAGACAAGACCCGTTTGATAACTGGGATTTATATTATTCAAAATATCCAGCAGACCCAATCGGTGAAAGAATGACAACTAAATTTAATTCAAATTCAGCAATATATGCTTGCTAATAGATATCAAATAAACTTATCCGCACTAGCTAGTGGGACCACAGCAACAACTATCAATATTCCAATTGATATGGATTTTCAATTGGTGGACCAAACTGAGTTGGTTAAACGTGTATTTGTGGATGTGGAAACTGAAAAAGCAATCAACCCTATCATTGACTATGAAAAGGTTAGATTTTTACCATTGGATTTACAAGGTGTTAATATAGATAAAATAATTTACAACGTTGATTTGCTTGGTTTGACAAACTACGCTGCTATAGGTTTTACAAATGATGATATCAAGTTTCAAACTGAATCGTTTAAACAAACATTTCTTAATCTTAATTTTTATGATTCTGATAACCCTATGACTCAAAATCTAATTAGCGATATAACCCTGTATTCTGAAATAAAAAGCGATAATTTACTACCAGATAAACCAACACAAATTGCTCAATATGGGTATGTTGTTGGAACACCTGGTCAAGCTCAACCAGCCAATATGATACCTTTGAGGTTTGTATTGGAAAGCCCGTTGTTAAATCCTAGAGGCTTTGGTGAGGGTTATCATTTGTATGATTACAAAGATGAATTAAAAATAGGTGAATTCAAGTATTTGTATATGAGGGCTACATTTAAAAATGCCAAATTAGGCACCACTACCAATATGATGGTTAAAAATGTTGCTCAACCTATTGATGAATTGGTCCATCAATTATATACTAGATATAAGTTGGTACGTAATAGTACTGGGTACTACTATGAAATTGATAACACTTATCAAGGTAGTGCTACTTTTACTGGCCCAAATAACGTATCATATACCTACAACCCAACTCAAAATTCGGTTACAGTTAACCTTTATCAAATAAATGCATTATAATGGAAGGAGTAAAACATAAAATATTATTAGAAAACAGTATAGACAGGTCGTTCAATAGCCCAAATTGGGGTACAATAACGGCTAGTACTTTCTACATCAATGTTTTTCTGACACAAAGCATTGATGATATGGGTTTATTTACTGATATTGAGTATTTTTCAGCTGATACGGCCAACCCAACACCAGTAGATTACACAATTTTGACAACAAAATTGATATCAAGTGGTTACACATTTCCGTTTATGGCCAATTTATTTGTTTACCCAACTACTGGATTAACAGAAACTGACCTAGTTACCTTAAGATTAGCATCAGAAACTGAATCTAGCTTCTATAATTATATAAATTTACCAGTAACTGGTGTTACAGATAGTAAAATTGATGATTTAAGGTCATACGACCAGTTAAATAGGTACAGAATCGGGTTTGATATGGAAGCCGAAACCTATACCAACTATAAAAACATAAGTGTTAATGGGGTTAGTCGAATTGTATCAGCTAGTGAACCTAAAAAATATGTTTTTGATGCGGTAAATGACCCAACCATAGGAACCACAAGTCAAGTACACGGGTTACAATACATAGATTATTCGGCAAACACCCAAAATATCTTAGTTGATAACGTAATAGTACAAAATCAACTAACTAATTTTAGATTCATAGGTGAAGGTCAGAATGAAACCAACATTTCTTTATCGGCCCTAACAAAAGAAGAGTATTTATTTGGAATAATTTCTACACCAGAAGTTAAAAACGATGTATTTATAGACAGAGGGGTAACTAGCGTTATGGATATACACCTAAGACTTTCAGAAATAAAGAATTTGGGTCAGCTGAGTAGATATGGTAACGGTTTTTATAACTTGACAAAACAATAATGGAAGAATTATACAAAGAATACTACTTACTTATGAAACATTTACACTTATCTTTAGGTGAAATAATGTCAATGGATAATAATGAAAGAAAAGCATTAATTAAAGCTTTAAAATAAAAAAATAATAATAATGAGATTAAGTTTTACTGATATTGAAATAAAGACCATAATAGATTTATATACTAAAGATGGTTTAAACACAACTAAAATTGGTGTTAAGCTTGGTATTAGTAAAACCCCAATATCTAGGGTTTTAAGAGATAATGGGTTATTAAGAAAAGGTAATAGTAATGGCCTTAAAATTTTATTAACTAATGAACAAGAGAATACTATTAAAAAATTATATTTAAAAGAATACAAATCATGTGAAGAAATAGCACAAGAAGTTGGGTTAACCAAATCATTTATTGATAAATTTTTAAGTAAGTGTGATTTTAGAAGAGATAAAGGTAAAGCGGCATCTATTGGTTTAGTTAAAAGATATCGTAATATGAATTATGATGAATACTTAAAACAGATTGATATTTATTATAAATACGAATTAGAAGTTTTAAAAATAACTAGACAGCAACCAATAAAATTATTAGCTAATTATAATAATAGAGGAAACAGTGGTGTTGATGGTGCATATCATTTGGACCACAAATATTCTATTATAGAAGGTTTTAAAAATAATATTAAACCAGAATTAATAGGTAACATTAGAAATCTTGAATTTATTCCTTGGAAAGAAAATCTAAATAAAAGAGCTAAGTGTTCAATAACAATAAAAGAATTAATAAACGAATAATATGGCAAGCGGCACTTATGGTATAGTAAGACCAGCAGATATAAACCCAGATGACGTAGAGGTTTTCTATCATTACACACCATCTAGGGATAAAATGGGTAATACAAGTTTGATAAAGTTAAATGCAAATGATGTTTTAATAAGAATGGATAATCCAAACAAAACTCAATCCAACGTTGGTGGTTTTGAAGTGTTTGGTGGTATGTATACTTTAAAATTACCAGTAGCGACTTTTGGTGCAAAGGGTTTTTACACTATAATAATTAAACCAGTAGAAATTAGAACAAAAATAGTTGATGTTGGTGTGTTATCAGCGTTTCCAGATACCAGTGGTATCTTATTTGATATTTCATCTATACCACAAAATTTTGTGGCTAAATTTGAAAACAATGGTTTGGTTGGTTATAGAATTGAATATTTGAATTCAAACCCTAGTGCAGCTGATGCAAAAATTAATAATTTTTTCAGAGTAATCACCTCAAACAATAGAGCTGAGCCTGTAAATCAAAACTTGACCAATAGCAATCAAAAAGCTATTCGTTACAGATTTAATGATAACTCAACCCTTACATTTTGTACGGTTTCTCCATCATCAGCTGCCAACGTTAAACCAAATGCACTACCATATATCGGTCAACCTAATCAACAAGTAATATTGACCAATACTTTTTTCAATCCAATCATGATTGAAGTTGAAATGGTACAACATGATATAGAGACACTTGCATTTGCATTGTTTGGTAATCAAACCAAATCTCTTGAAGATGGTATTTACACAGTTTACAACTTTAATAATGATATTTACAAGCAATACGACTTATATGAAATCAAAGATAAATTTACTGGTAAACCATTGTTTGAAGTTAGAGAACAAAGAACTTCAATAGACTTTACTAAAACATTCACAAGTATAACAACAGTATAATAAGAAATGAGCAACGATAGAATTAAAGTTTTAGGTTATTCTCAAGCTATAAAATATACTGATGGAATTGAGTATAGAAACTTTACGCCAGATTTGGTTGGTGTTCAGTTGGCTAGTAATGGCGGTACTCCATTGTTTTCAATGGGTAATTTTGCAATCACTACTAACTTTGACCCTAAATTAGACAAGACATACAATACATCTAAGTTCTCCCAATTTTTAACGTTAAATACTTTAAATTTAACATTAGAAGAAGCCAAAATATTACTTAGTGATAATGCTGGTGTGTTTCTTAATTTAGATAAAAGTAACTTAAACTATTATGCTTTATTTGGTTCATTAAGTGAATATATAAGAGTAGCACTTGAAAATATTATTATAAACTGGCCAGCGTCTTTGTATGTTACACCTTTAGCAATTTCAAGTTCTGGTAACAATATTACTGGTTACACTGCTGAAGATTATGTTTATGACAAAATATATGAAATTGCTAGTTTTAAGGTAAATACTACGTTCATTAACAATAATTTTCAAATTGTATATACATCAAATGGAAATATCTTAAACACATTTAATTCTACAAATAATTTAAGAAACTTTACTGTAAACTATCCTTCATATTCAATTTTATTAAATGGAGCTGAATATCCTATTTTAAACTATACTGCTTCAACATATGAAATAAATGATTATGCGTATTTTACAGTAAAGGGGAACCCATTTTCTGGTATAAGTAACTCAAATAATTACTACCACATTAAACCTAGTAAGATTAATGAAGATAAATTCTTTAATACCTTACCAGATTTAGAAGCTTTTTTATTAAACAGAAATGTTAGACCCGTATATACAGCTACTTTCAAATACCCTATAAAATCTGAACAAGGTGTAATTCTTTACACTTCTAAATCTTTGACTTGGCCAGTATCTGATGGTTATAATATTGATTTTGATACAACAAACTATACTGATTATGCATCAAGTTTATTGGAGATAGCAACATCAAATGACTTGGTTTCAAGTAATTTGATGAATAGGTTTTTGGTATCGGAATCAATTACTCAATTTGATACAACACCTGTACATGTTTCTTCATTAGACCAAGACACTTCTGGTCAAAAAATGAATAAAACATTACAACTATATGGTGTTGAGTTTGATGAAATAAATAAATTTATTACTGGAATTCAATTTGCTAATTCAGTAAGTTATGATAAACAAGATAACACACCAGATGTTTATTTAAAAGACATTGCAAGAGTTTTGGGTTGGGAATTGGTCTCATCAGTGTTAGAAAATAACCTGTTGGCTAACTATGTCACAACTAGCCCATCAACTTATTCTGGTCAATCTGTTGGTTTAACAGCTGCTGAAGCGGATACAGAACTTTGGAGAAGATTAATATTAAATTCCCCATGGTTATGGAAATCAAAAGGTGCTCGCAAATCAATTGAGTTCTTGTTTAAGTTTATTGGTGCACCAAAAGGTTTGATAAAATTCAATGAATACATATACAAAGCTGAGGCACCTATAAATGTTGATTTATTTAGAGAAGTATTAAGACTTAATGGTTTAAATGATGATATTTCTAACTATCCTATAGATTCAGACGGATACCCAAGACCTTTTGCCGATACACCAGACATGTATTTCCAGAATGATGGTTTATGGTATAGAGAAACAGGTGGTTCTGGTTCTACGATAGATATTTTAACGGGAAACAACCCACATGTTGGTCCATACGATGGTGGTTATAAATACTTCAATCAATTTAGAAGTCTTATACCTAATTTTTCACCAGTTACAATTAGTTCTATGACAACAACAACTGATGTTGAAAATTTATATACAAATTACGATTCTGGTAGTTTTAATAATGGTGTTTCGACTGCAACTACAGTTGATACAACTTCTATTTCTACTGAAAACGGTATAAATATTACTGATTGTGTTGTGTATACTCCTTCTATTCAATTGGACCCTAACCCAACACCAGTATTAAACGATTGTGGTTGTGAAACACCAACAAGTGATAATGTGTTAAGTCTTTGTATAGATAAAAAAACAAAAGTAGAACCACAAAATCCTTGTGGTGCTTCATTGGTTGATAACCCACAAAGTAATGTTGATTTAAGTCTTCTGGAATTCAATTTTTACCAATATAATCAAAATGGAACTATTTATCCTAGTCCATCTAATCCAATATTAAATACAACGTTTTATGCACCAAAGCAATGTTGTGTTTCTAAGAATGGAAAACCATTTTTGTATGAAAAGATAATAAATGGTACTACAGTAAACGCTGGTTATGTATGTTGTGATAATAATAGTAAATGTGGTTGTATAGTTTCATGTAAATGGATGGTCGATACAATACCAGTTTTACTACCACCAGTTACACCTACATATACTGGTCCACAAGCCTCTTATTTGCAATTTATAAAACCAAACGGGATTATGGCTGTAGTTACGCCAGATGGTTCTAATTGTGTACCACAATTAACAACACCTGTCCCTAACGTTGTTGACCCTTATACTGGTGAAATGGGTATTGGTTGTCAATTAACGCCAGCTGGTATTAATGATTTATCTTTAGGTGCATCAAGTAGCATATATATTCACTATCGTAGTAAATCTACGGGGCTTATACCTTGCATAAATGGTGGAACAATAACATCTTTAACAATAACATCTTTAACAATTGATAATCAATTATAAACAATATTTATAAATAAAATGTCAGATATTAATTTTTTAGGATGTTTCCCATCAAACAGAGTAGTTGTTGAAAATCTAGACGGTACTGTTTCAGTATTTGTTCCAAACTCAACTACTGGAATTCCAAGTCCTAGAACAATAAATCAATATTGTTGTTTAGCTTTGAATCCTAAGTATACATTTGATGTTGACGCACAACAATGTAGATGGGCAGAAAAACAAACTTGTGATATTCAAAATGTTTTCAAGGTTACTTTGAATCCTTTAGGTAATGATGGAAATATATTTGATGTTCCTAGTTTTTCTGGTAACTCATGTACATTAGATATTGATTTTGATTATTTGTTCAAAATTGATTGTGCTACATTGGTTGATATAGCCACTGGTGCTGCAACGTCATATAATGAAGCAAATTTAGGTTTACAAAATCAAATAGTTGCTTTAGAAATTCAAATTGAACAACAATATGTTACTTGTGAAACTATTGCAAATGAAATAGCTTACAATCAAAGTTTATTAACTAATATATTTGATTCAACTACCATAAATCAAATTCAAGTTGTTATAGACACTTTGCTACTTTCACAACAACAATGTGAAACAACTTTACAAAGTTTAAATACAACATTAGCACAATTAAAGGCTAGTGCTTCTACTGAATCAGCATCTTGTTCAAAACCAATTGATTTTTTTGAATCATTGGATGTGTCAATGACATTGGATGTTGTTTCTGCATCTACCAATACTTTGGTTACGGTATATGAAAGCAATGATGTTCACCCTGTTATTGGTTCTGGTAAACTTTATTCATATTTGATAAACAATCAAAATAGTGGTTTTTATGTTTGCAATGGAACCCCATGTACACCATTAAGTTTAAATTTAACTGGTATACCAGCTAAAAACAGCACTGGGTGTGAAATGGTAATGGAAGACCTAGTACAATCATTATATTCTGAATCTGGATTAAGCGGAACCACTGATGATTGCACAGCTTTTAGTATAACGTTTTCAAATAGTTTATCCAATAATGCGTTTGCATCAAATTGGCTTCATTTCCATACATCAATAACTGACCCTAACATTATTAATCAAATAGCTAATCAAAAAATAAAAATTAGCTTAAAGATTAATCACACATGTTCAAATATTTGTATATTATTGGACAATATTGAACTTAACAAAACATGTACTTCTGTAAAAGAAACAAACATATTTGTAACCAATGCTCCAGGTTTTGAGATTGAAAGAATTCGTGACAATAAAAAATCATGGGTTAAAAATGATACTCTTACCAATAGAAACTTCAAAATAACAAACTATAATGGGTTGGATAGTATTCGTCAAACAAATTATGATGTTGAAGATGAGCGTTTGATTCTTAACTCTAAAGAAATTGATTTGGATATTAGTTTGGCATCTGCTATTCAAACAGATGTATGGTGTTATATTGTTGATAACCCATGTATATTGACTGGTATTACTACATGTAATCCATGTGGTGACTGTCTATATAAATCATTCCAAGACAACGAATGTTTTGAATTTATGGATAACGAACCTTATGTTTTTATGGATGGCACATACTCTGGTTCAGCATATACAAATAATTGTTGTGGTGATAATGGTTTAGATTTTAATTCCTTGTTGACACAACCATTATCAGCAATCACAGTTGTTGAAGATTTTGAATATTTTTTAACATCAGAACTTATTGATGCTAAAAATAGACAAACAATTTCTGGTTATCCAACACTTAGAGCTTTATATGATAGATATCTAAATAGTTTAGATTTTTGTGGCACCAAAAGCTCAGCTTTTGATTACTTAACCATCGACCAATTTGCTAATTTGGTTGGTGATTATTGGGTTGATATTATTGAACAAGTTATTCCATCGACAACAATATGGGGTAGCGTAAAAGTTTACTCAAATTCAATATTTGACCAACAAAAATTCAAATATAAAGGTTATTCATCATTGTTATGTACAAATCCTTTCTATGGTGATAACGTATTGAGTCCAATAAACATATACCAAGGTCAATCAGAAAGTATTGAAGTAACTATGACAACTTTAAGTTTACCTACAACAGGTAAAACATGTGTGACCACATCACAACCTATTGTTTGTGATAAACTTTGGATTGCTCAAATGAACTCTGGTTCTGAATTTATTGGAACTGTTAGTGTCATGGGTTCAACAGTTTGTAGCAATTTAGATGGACCAGCTATCGGTGAATGCACATTACAAGTTTCTGTTGACCTTGATGGTTTTGCTGCTGCTGCTAATTTGATAGGTGCTGCAACACCTGTAATTTTTGAATGGAGCAATGGTGCTACTACTCAATCAACAACATTTAGTGGTGATGGACAGTATTCAGTAACTGTAATAGATGCAAATTGTTGTTCTGTAACAACCGATTTTAACATAATAGTGCCAGTATAAAAAAAATATTTTAATTCGATAATAGATATTTATAAATAAACAAAAAACATATGAAATTAACAGATAGAGTAGAATTTTCAGCGGCAAGTCTTACAGATTTAATTCACGTTGTAATACCAACAGATACATCACAAGATGCTGCTGGTAGTTCATATAAAATGACACTACAAAGAGTTGTTGACCTAGTTCCAGATACTTATTGGACTTCTGGTTCAACAGGAACTAGTTCAATAAGAGCCAATAATTCAACTGGTTTGGATGCAACTGGTAATTACGCAGTAGCAGAAGGTTTTGCTACAAAAGCAACTGGTTTTGGTAGTCATGCTGAAGGTTATCAAACAACAGCTAGTGGTACTAATAGTCATTCTGAAGGTAGTGGCACAATGGCAAATGGTCTTAATAGCCATGCTCAAAATATATTAACAATAGCAAGCGGTACAGGTTCAACAGCTAGTGGTATTTATACATTAGCGTCTGGTAATTATAGTCATGCCGAAGGCAGTGGCTCAACGGCTAGCGGTTTATATAGTCATGCACAAGGTTGGGGTGGGAAAGCATTGGGTAACGGTACTCATTCTGAGGGCAGCGGTTCAACAGCAACAGGAACTGGTTCACATGCTGAAGGACTTTCAACAACAGCCATTGGTACTTTAAGTCATGTTGAAGGTGAAGGAGCGATAGCTAGTGGTTATTGTAGTCATGCTGAGGGTTTTTATACAAATGCTGGTGGTGAATATAGTCATGCTGAAGGTCGTATAACAAAACCAACTGGTAATACTAGTCATGCTGAGGGTTATAATACAACAGCAAGTGGTAATTATAGTCATGCTCAAGGTTGGGCAACAATAGCTAGTGGTCAATTTAGTCACGCTGAAGGTAGTGGTACAACAGCTAGTGGTACTAGTAGTCATGCTGAAGGTTCATTTACAACGGCTAGTGGTATTCATAGTCATGCTCAAAATATACGAACAATAGCAAGCGGTAGTGGTTCAACAGCTAGTGGTAGTGGTTCAACAGCATCTGGTCATTATAGTTTTGTTCATGGTACTGGTTCAACAGCGTCTGGTGATGCAACTATTGTTTTAGGTAATAAGATAACAGGTGCATTATCTAACACTGTCTATGTTTCACCAATGATTGTTGCTAATCTTACAGATACACAAATCACCGCTTTAATACCAGCCAATGGTATGATAGTATATGATACAACAAATAATAAGTTTAAAGGTTATGAAAACGGTGTTTGGACTAATCTGATATAATATAATATGCCACAATTAATAAAAAAAGTAGAAGCTGATTTAATCATTGATATAACAAATGAAGTTATATTAGTTAAATCAGTTATTGGAGAAATTCAGCAAGAAGACTACATTAATATGAGTGGGTTTATTGCTTTTTTGCAAGATTTTTCTAAAGTAGAAGAATTAACCACATTAACAACACCATATCCATATGGGTTAAAAAACAAATATAATTTACAAACCAAGACGTTAAATATAAATTACTAATGAGGTATCAAGAACCAATATACATACAAAACAACAACAGTGCTGTCAGAAACAAAGATATTTTTAATGTCAATATGAGTTCTGATATTTGTATTTTTGGTGCTCCATTGTTTACTATGAGTGGTGCATCTAAGATAGATTGCACTGGTGCAACTGGCACTACGTATGTTATTTCTACAGCAACCACAATACCTTTATCGTTTTACTTTACAGGAAACACTGAATCTTTCACGGCCAACAGTGCTACTTTTAAGTATGAAATTTACAAATACAATTCAAATGCAAACGTGTTTGCATTGCCACCTGTTTATCAATCTAGCGTATTTCAATATTCTGGGTTTAGTGGTACAAGCATACTAACAGAAAATGTACCTATTAATAAATTGGGTTTGGATGGTGAATATTTGATTAAAGGATATTATCAATTCAGTGCTTGCACCAATTATTTGGGTTTGTTGGGTAAAACAGTTGATACCATAACATATAGAAGTGGTAAAGAATACAGTTTATATGATGAAGAATTGGATTTTTATTTTATAGGTATAACTGAAGCTGATTCACCTAAATTGTTGAATAGTGGAAGCAATACACCGTTAGCCAGCAAGTTATTTCAACAAATTATTTTACCTACTAATAATCAAAAAAACTTTACAGTAAACTATGGTGTTGTTGGTGATATTATTTTTACTTTAAATGGATTGGTTTTGGCACCTAATTATGATTATACAATAAGCGGAAGTGTTGTCACATTGGTTGATTCAGCGGTAAATGGTGATATCGCCACCATAATATACACTACAAGTGGTGGAAACACGCTAGGTAGTGATAACATTTACATTGCTTCACCTATTACAAGTGGTGTGACAAACGGTCAAGGAACAAATCAAGCTTATTACAACACAACTCAAGGAAAATATGAACTATATGCTTCAGTAGCCCCAGAATCTGGCGGTTCTGTTATTGTTATGATAAACGGAGCTACACTAGCCAACGGTGTTGATTATTATCAATCAATTTCAAATACCAAAAGAATCATTTTACAAGGAGATTTGATGGTTGGAGATATGATAACATTGGTTTATTTCCCAGCTATTTCGGTGGTAAATGGCCTTTTGACCAATAGTCCAGTGGTTTCTTGGTCGGTAACCCCACCACAACTTATAAATGGTACGTTTACACTAGAAGTTAGTACAAATTCAAGTTTTACATCGTTATATAGTTCTAGTTCACAAGATTATGTAGTGGGTAAAACAGTTTATTATGATACATTTGTTGCCTCTGGTTCAGTGGGTACTTATTTGTATTATAGAATTAAAAACGAAAAGAATTATGTAAATCTTTGTGGTGATATTATCACATCGACAGCGTATAGTGATACAATACCAACAATAATACAAACCAATGCAATAAATTCATACTAATATTATTGACTATTGGATATTTATAACTAAAATAAGGTAAAAACAAGATATTTATAAGATATGAGTTACATAATTAATAGTACAAATCCGTTTGTTAGTATAAAATTAACAGAAAAAGGTAGAGAACAATTGGCGTTGGGCCAACTTAACTTCACATATTGGAGCATAGGCGACTCTGAAATAAATTACAACAGAGAAGCGGTAGTTGACGCAAATCCAACTGACGTAACATTATCAGCTACTAGCAAAGTAATGAGACCATTTGATAGACAACCCAACATAAAGTATTTTATTGCTCCAAGCAACGCAACATCTCATTACCAAACTTTAAATGCTGGTAATATGAGCGTTGTTAAAGCAGTTGTTAATAATGAAGCTACTGAAAGAGGGTTTTTTGATAATAATGTAACTGGTTTTACAACTTCATTGGATGCAACACTTACCCCATATTTTGAGTCGGTACCAAATTCAAACTTTATTGGTGGAACAGGTTTAGTTTTATCAAGTACTACTAGTATTTCGGTTGGTGACTACATGTTGGTTAAATTGACCAATGGTTTGGTTGGTACTTTATCATCAGATGACACAACAGAAGCAATCCCTAACTTATGGTTTCAAATTCAATCTATTGAAAGCCCTATAGTATTTGTGGATAGAAATCTACCTAATTACTCAGCGGATTCAGCATCATCTGAAATTATAATTTACAAAGCTGGTGAAATCTATGATACAATTGCAACAGGAAATACAACAGCATATTGGGATACTGGAACTCTTTCATTTAATTCAAACATAAACATTACTTGTCATGATGTACCAGTTTGGAACATGAACAATGTTTGGTGTGAAAACATGGTTGGTATGAGTGCTAATACAGCATATGAAGATTATACAAAGTTTGGTTCTTATCCGTATTTGGGTACAAAAAATCCTTATCTTGAATACTTGTGTGAAAGCACTGGAACATCAGTTAATTTTAACTGTAACGGTCCTGGTATTAGTTATCCAGATGATGTAACTAAATCCGTTTCAATTATTCACTATACAAATAATGCTATTTCAAACCTTTACGGTGAATTTTTATATGTTGATGCAACCAATAGCAAGATGGTTAAATTACACATACCTAACTTGATGTATCATAGAAGTGGTTACGCTACCAATAGTGGTACGACAATGGGTATGACATTTATTGCTTCTGGCAGTACTCAATTACTTGGAACCAGCGATATTGAATATATTGATTTGGTTGAACACCCAGATTTGATTTCAAGTGCCAACACAACCACAATGGTTGTGGGTAAAGTATTCCCACAATTAAAGATGATTGTTATTCATGATGATGAAATCATAGCAGCAATGTCTTACAAATCAAACAGAAACTGGACACTTCCAGCTTTGGCTGCGAATATTCAATCACCATCTGGTGGTACCTCTACAGGTGTTCTACAACCAAATGAAACAATTTATTTAACATATAGCCTAGAAAACTCAGCAGCAACTGGATTAACTAGCAGCTTGCCTTGTCAAGAATACATCAAAATCACAAACAACACTTCAGCTGCAAAAGATGTTGTGTTTAAAATAAATGAAACTGATTTATTACCATACATGCGTAAAATTGAGAGTGCTTCATATGATGGTTATGGATTTTATGCGAACACATTCAAATTGTTGTATCAAATAATGTCAGACACAACAACAAGACCAGATTCTGGTGCTTGGAAATCATATGATTTCACAACAAATGCTATAACAACAATTTCTGGTCAGACAATTGACCCTAAATTATTGGAAAATCAAACACCTACAACAACAGGATTTGTATTAGACAGTCTTAAGTATTCTGCGTCAACAACATTTGATTTGATTCCTTTGCTTAATATGCCTCCTAACAACCAACCAAGTTATTTACAATTCGGTGATGAAAGATTTTTCTATGGTAATTTGGAAACATATATTGGTGCTACAATCTATAAGACTATATTTGATATTAGAGTCAATTCTAGTCAATTTAACGCTACTACCAATCCAACTAGAAGCCAAGACTCGACTACCAACCCACCAGATATTAGAATAACTGATGTTGGTGTTTATGATTCAGCTCAAAATTTGGTTTGTATCGGTAAGCTTAGCAAACCAGTTCTTTTGACAGCTGGAAATACAATAATGCTTGAGTTGTCTATGGACTTTTAAAAATATTAATAAAAATGGGATTTAATACAACAGCAAATACAATTACTCTTACAGCCAAGTTAACACCTATTGGCAGACAAAGACTAGTGTCTACAAATAACGCATTGATTTCATCATTTTCATTGGGTGACTCAGATGCCAACTACAACGTACCATTAACTTTAACTACGGGTCAAATACCAGCAGAAGCTGGTGAAATTGGTTCAAACGCATCTGTTAGCAACAGCACAACTGTAAATGCAGCAATAAAAAGCAAATTGATAATCAATAGTAGCGGTTTGTTATCAAAACCAGTTGAAACTCAATCTACATTGATTTCTATTCAACAAATGTCAAATGGTTCAACCAGCGTAAGTGGTAGCAATTTATCTCAAGTTGTTATCGACAGAAATGATTATAACACAGATAGTCTTGTTAATCTATTTTATTCTTTTGGATTACCATTGAATTCTACTCAAGACTATACATATACTGGTTTAACCTATGGAAACGGTGGTTATTCAGATACAACATTAAGTGGTTTGGCCCAATCAAAAATAATTGTTCTTGGTATTAAAAATACAACTTATGGTGAATGTTTGGATGGTAAAACTATAAAACTAGAATTACCAACATCAGCCACTACTTACAACATTTATAGCACATTCCAAAACAAAGGGACTTCACCAAGTGTTGAAGATGCCAACATTATAGAAACATCAGTGGTTACGTCTGGTATAGATGCTAATATAGCTTTGTTGTTTTCTGACAGTATCATGACACCTAATGGTGGTTCTGGTTCTTTATCATGGGCCACTGGTTACAATACAACAAGACCATTTAGCAACAACGCTAAACAATTTTACAATTTACAAACAGATTCAAATCTAGGTTTGTCAGCTGATACTATGGTTGGTATTGCTTATTTGGACAAAGGCTTTATTGTTATTACACATCCACAAATAGTTGCTGATTACGATTCAATAACAGCAGCAGCTGCGGTAGTAACGTTTGACAGCGTATCAACAGCTGTATTTCAAAACATAACATGTATTGCTGGTAGAGGTGAATTTGGTGGTTCAACCAATCCAACGTTTGAAGCTTCTGACGTACCTAGAATTAGTGAGATTGGTTTGTATGATAACTTGGGAAATTTGATTGCCATGGGTAAAACAGACCGTCATGTGACCAAGAATGTAAATGAGTTTAAAGCATTTAACGTAAAAATTACGTTATAACCTTTACCTTTGGTAAACCACCCTTAGATTGGTAATAAAAAACATTTATGGGAAAAGAATACGAAAATAAAAACTATTTATTAAGCTTGGATGTTTCAACCAGTTGCATCGGTATTGCCTTATTTGAAGATTTAGGAACAAAGGGTGATTTGAAATTGCTTCACCATGTAAGTCCGAAGGTAAAACCACAACCAGAAAACAAAATGGAAGAACTATTCAAGAAAGTTGAAATCTTTCAAACTGAGTTTTTGAACAAATATGCTGATTTTGGTATTACCAAAGTTATTATTGAAGAACCGCTTCTTCAATCCAACAACGTTTACACAATTGCAACTCTTTTACGTTTCAACGGGATGATTTCCAAATCAGTTTACGATACCATAGGTGTTGTACCAGAATTCATATCCTCATATGATGCAAGAAAGTATGCCTTCCCAGAACTAATGGCTATTAGGAAGTTTAAAAAAGACGGTACTCCTTTACCAGAAAAACAAATAGTTAAAAATACCCCTGTTTTATTCGGTGGGTATGATTTTGATATTGACAAAAAATACGTACTTTGGGAAAAGGTAGCTGAATTGGAACCACAAGTAAGTTGGTTCTACGACAAAAACAACAAACTAAAGAAAGAAACCTTTGATACCTCAGATGCTTATGTAGCTGCTCGTGGTTACATGATGAAGACTGGTTTGTGGAAAATTAGCTAATTTCTTGTTTTATTAAAAAATATTTCGTACCTTTGTGGAATGTCACAATTTCTATTAGTAGATGTTCTTGAAAGTTTCCTTGGTGAACATAGGAAACATAACGAAGATACAGGCCAAATATCATTTGATTGTCCAGCGTGTTCTGATGATAAATCTATGTCAGAAGGTGACGGCAAGGGTAATTTAGAAATCAATTACAATTTAGGAAAATTTAGATGTTGGGCGTGTCAAGATGTTAATAACATGCATGGCCCTGTCATGAAATTGCTAAAACGTTACGCATCACCCAAGAACATTCGTGATTATTTATTGGTAAAACCAGACGCTGATGAAGTTCACGATAAAGAACACAAAGAGATTGTAGTTACATTACCAGAGGGGTATAAAAAACTATCCGAATGCACATCTAGGGATTATAAATCAGATATAGCCAAAAGATACCTATATGAACGTGGTATTACAGATGAAATTATCAAAGAATTTGATATAGGGTATACTATTAGGGGTAAATACCATAATAGGATTATAATACCGTCATATGATGTTGATAAAAAACTAAACTATTTTATAGGTAGGTGGTTTTCTAGAGAAAAAACCAAGTTAAAGTACTTAAATCCAGAGGCTGAGAAACAAGAAATCATCTTCAACGAGGGAAAATTAAATCTGGATGCCACAATTTATCTTGTTGAAGGTACTACAGACCACATTGTTACCCCAAATTCAATACCTTTATTAGGAAAATACCTTTCACCTAAGCTTTTGGAGTTATTACACGACCATGCAATGGGTTATATTGTTATTGTTTTGGATGATGATGCATTGGAAGATGCTAAAAATCTTTATAGACAACTAAATTTTGGGAATTTAAGGAATAGAATCAAGATTGTAAGATGCCCAGAAGGTTATGACCCGTCAAAAATACATGAAAAGTTGGGTGCGAAAGGAATTATTAAGCTTTTAATGTCTGCAAAGTTCTTAAAAGATTATGAATTAGACTAACCCATGAAATTTTTTAGTATATCTTGGTCAGAATTGTTTTTAATCATACATAAATCACCATTTTGATTAGATATACAATCAAAATCTGGGTCGTTTTTTAATTTATCCCATATTTTTGTTACATGTGGGTTCATTCTACGACCTTTTCCAGAGTATAAATGACCTAAATCATTAATAAGAGCTTTATATATCTTATACCCTAGGCCCAAACCATGTAAATTTTCAGACATGTGTATATGAATTTGATATACAGTATCCTTTATTACTTGTATATCTATAATAATACCTTTACTAGCTTCAGTTTTAAAAGGAAAGGTAATATCTAAATGGGCAATATTACCACTACCACCCAAATCTTCAACACCCAAATTGTTCCAACCAACAGATTTGATTGCGTTTATTTCATCTGGGGTCACGTCAATAATTTTAGGTAGTCTAAATGATGGAATATTTAGAGCTTCGTATATTTTGGATTTAATGAATTTTTTCATCTTACTTTTTATAATAAATACTTGCTACAACAAATAAAAAGTAGTATATTTGCATATATGGCTAAAATAAAAAAATGGATTGGACCATGTTATCTCGAACCAATCGCACATAAATATCATCATAGGGAAACAGGTAAGATATACAAATCTGTTACTACAACACTGTCATCAATTGAACCTCATTTTGATTCAGAAGCTGTTTCTTTGGCCATAACCAGACAACTAGATAAGGTTAAACAAGAACGTTATATTGGTATGAATCAACAACAAATTTTGGACTACTGGCAATTTCTTAATGATGAAGCCAACATTTATGGTACAAGGGTTCACGATATTGTTGAGCGTTATTTATTGGCCGATAAATGGTATTTTCCAGAAGAAACGGAAGAAGGTGCTTTTGAACAAAAAGTAATTGATGGATACAATGCGTTGAAAATTGATGAAGGTACAAATATGTGGCCAGAACGAATCCTTTTTTCCGAGCAATATCAGTTGGCTGGTACTTCCGACCTTATCATAGACATCAATGATGTTTTCTTTGATGTTGCGGACTATAAAACCAATCGTGTATTTAATTTCTTCAATCCTTATGGGTTTGAAACGCTTTATAAACCGTTTGACCATTTGCAAGCTTGTCAGTGGTCAATTTATACTTTACAGTTGAGTGTTTATGCTTATATGTATGAGTTGGAATTTCCAAATCGTAAGTGCCGTCAAATCTATGTTTTGTATTGGGATAAAGAAAAAGAAGCTTTTGAAAAAATACAAATAATGTATCTCAAAAAAGAAGCCAAGCAACTTATTGAGATGCACCACTATAATATAATGAGAGATAATGGTTAAAAAAATAATACATACAGCAGATATACACATCAGAACATTCAGACTTCATGATGAATATGAAGATGTTTTTAGGACTCTTATAAAAGACGTTAAAGAGTTGGTAGAGGGTTATGATAGAGATGAAATAAGAATCGTAATTGCTGGTGATTTGGTTCACCAAAAGATTATTATATCAAATGAACAACTTATATTAGGTACATGGTTCCTAAGAAGCTTGGAACAAATAGCCCCAGTAGTTATTATAGCTGGTAATCATGACCTGTTGGAGAACAACAAAGACCGTATGGACAGCATTACTCCAATGGTTCAATTTTTACCAGACGAAAATATCAATTACTTTAAAGAAAGCAAATGTTATTTGGATGATAATATTGTATGGTGTGTTTATTCTATTTTTGAAGATAATCAAAGACCAGACATTGAAGCTGCAAAGGTTGAATTTGGGCCAGACAAGACATATATCGGGTTATTCCACGCACCACTAATCAACGCTAAAACAGATATCGGTTATGAAATTGACCACGGTGCTGAATTGGATATTTTTGAAGGTTGTGATATGGTAATGCTTGGTGATATTCACAAGCGTCAATTCTTCAACCACAAAGGCATACATGTTGCGTACCCTTCAAGTCTTATTCAACAAAATTTTGGTGAGAACGTAAGCAAACATGGATTTCTTATGTGGGACATAGAAAGCAAAACATTTACAGAACATGACGTAGAAAATAAACATCCGTTCTATCAATTTAAAATAAAGTCGCTAGAAGACCTAGAGACTGGTTCAGAAAAAATAACAAACAACTAATAAAAATAACAAACAACTAATAAAAATGAAAAATAGATTTAAACTAATTTTATGTGATTTTTCTGAGGAGTTATGTGCGGAATGGAGAATAGCGTTTGCTGAATTTCCAGAAGTAGAAATAATTTATGGAATATTTGAACACATTGATTTTGATTGTATAAATAGTCCAGCTAACTCTTTTGGGCTTATGGATGGTGGTATTGATGAAGCTATCACAATGTACTTTGGTCAACAAATGATGGATAGAGTTCAAGAAATGATACTAGATAAGTACGCTGGTGAACAACCAGTTGGGACATCCGAAATCGTAAGAGGTACAGCTAATATTAATGATGATAGAATCAGATATGTTGCCCATACACCAACAATGATTATACCAGAATTAATAACCAATACCAATAACGTTTATATGGCAATGAAAGCTATGTTACTGGCGGTTGAAACACATAATAAAAACAATGAAGGTAGCCCCGAAAAGTTTAGAATAAGAACATTAGTTTGTTCTGGATTGGGTACTGGTGCTGGTAGAGTACCGTTTAAAAAAGCAGCTATTGACATGGCCAAAGCTTATAGGGTGTTTAAAAATAGACCGAAAACCATATCATGGCCATTTGCTACAATTAGATATCAATACATAAAAGGTAATAACGTATAAAAAAATAACAAATTTATGACACTTGCAGAATTAAAAGAATTCATCAATAAGCTCCCACAAGACATTGATGACTATATTGTGGTAAATGGTGAATACGGTTTTTTAGACCCTAATGATGAAAATAGTCTTGTTTATCGTGCTGATAAACCTGTGCTTATGATTACAGTTGATAAAAATGATAAAGAGATTTTATTATTGCATCAAACACGTGAAGATGTTAAAACAATTATGAATGATGGAAATTCCTAATGATTTAAAAGATGAAATTTGGGATTATTGTCGTGCCAACAATATAACCAATATTGATGAGTTTACGTTAAAGCTCTTAAAACAAGGGTTTACAAGCGAAAAATTTGGGTCGACACCTATGATTAAAACCATAGAAAAAGAGGTTGAGAAAATAGTAGAAGTGGAAGTTGAAAAGATAGTTGAAAAGATAGTTGAAGTACCAGTAAACATGGTAGATACAGAGCTATCTGACAAATACACAGAACTCATAAAAAGTTATGAAAGTTTACAAAGTGAAGTTGAAAAATTAAAAGTTGAAAACGTAAGAATAACAAAAGAACTGGGTGTTGAAACACAAAAAAATAAAAAAGACATATACGGAGAAGGATAATGCAAGACACACTTACAAAAATACAAATATCACCTTACGCAAAGGTTAAAGTGGTTTGGGATGACAGACCAGAAAATTATTCCAAAGAAGCCAAGAACAAAGTTCGTAACTATTTTGCAAATAAGTATGGTGTGAACAAAAATAACATTACCGTTGTTTATCGTCCAGTAAAATACAATGATAAAGGAGATGCTATTGAAATTTCTGGTGCCAACATAGAAAACATCATGGATGTTAACTATCAACGTGCTTTGATGAAGGAAGTAATCGCTAGAGATAACAAAGTTGTTGATTTCAATAGAATCCTTGCGTTGGATGATAAAGTCAACGGTGAATTAAATGTTGACCTTACTCAATCACAACACAAAAGCTGGTCAGTTAAATGGATAATGATTGACAATTTCTTGTCATTCGGTGAAAACAATTACGTTCCGTTTAGCAAACTTAAAGGTTTGACGGTGGTAAACTCAATCCCAAGCAACACTGGTGGTAAAACGTCATTGTGTATAGATTCATTAAAGTTCTTATTACATGGTACAACTACCAAGACTGATAAAAACGAACAAATATTTAATTCATTTAGCGGAAAGAACGAATTGGTTGTTCGTG